CTCCAGTTTCCTGCATCCAGAGTCACAGAACTTGTATCTCTTTCTGTTCCCCACGTAGAAGTATTCCATGTAGAAGTACCCCATCCATAACCAAAAGTTTGTGATACAGGTCCTACTTCAACATAAGGATTAACTGTAGCTGCTCCTGCTGCAGTCATACCCGAACCACCTTCAGCTCTAGAAGCTTGAATAGTAAAACTATTTGTGGCCACTGTTAAAATCTCATAAGCTTGTTGTAATTCTGCAGGTGTATAGTCTGAAGCACCTGTTACAGTTACTGAAGATAAAGTTATATATCTTCCTACTTCTAAGTTATGTGAAGTTTTATTAACAGTTACAGTGGCAGAGCCATTAACAGTTGTTAAAGTACAGCCGGTAATAGCTGTGTCTAAAGGAGTAATGTCAAAAAATGCATCTCCATAATATAGAAATAAACCTTGAGAAGTACCTATAGCTACGTATCTCTCTCCAACAAAAGAAGTAAAAGAGTGTTGTCTTCTAGCTACTCCAGGCAATGTGTCATTAGTGCTTTGTGACCAACCACCTATTTTTTCAGGTAGTCCATATCTAAATCTTACAAAATCTCCATCAGTCCATTGACCTTCGGCACCAGATTCCGTATCTTGTTTGTTAAACCCAGGTTTAAAATTTAATTTTTGTAGCATGATACCTCATTATATAGGCTTTTTATTTTTTTGACAGCAATATATTCCACTCTAGTTTATCTAGCAAATCCTGTAAATAGACTTTTTTTAGTTTTTTTTCTTTTAAATAAAGGTGAAGTTCTTCTACATCAATTATAATCCAATACTTTTGATCTTCAAATACCATTTTATCAGCCTTGCTAGAGATACTGCCTCTTTTAGCTTTTTCATTGTTGGGCATATTGATCATACCCCCTACGTCAAATTTAAAAGTTTGATTTGATTTATTTTTTAATCTTCCTTCAACATGCCATGATGTTGATTTACTAGGGTAAGTAATATCTTCTAAACATTCTTTAGAAAACTTTTCAACTTTACCTAAAGACATACCATCCAGTGATAATATATTTGTCTTCTTTCACTGCTTTTATACCTCTATGTGTAAAGGTCCATTCACTTGGCCATATAACTGTTAAACCTTTTTCAGGCTTTACTTTTAATTTTTGATAATACCACTCTGTCTCCCCACCTTTTTTAACATCATTTAAATATGTCATAAAAACTAAATGCCTAGAACTTACTTTTAAATCTGCTTTCTCACAATGCCAACCAAAATAAGCTTGTGATGGTTTATATTTTTGAATATTAAAAAGAGGATTTAATCCAAAAAATCCATATTTATCACAAAACTTATATTTCTTTTTATACATTTCAAGGCATTTACCTAATTCTTTAAAGTAAGAGTTTAGAATTTTATATTGCGCAACATCATTTATACCTAAACTAAGATCTGTACTATCTTTCTTTGTTTTATCTATTATTTGATCACCTTGAACTCCTATTATTTTATTATTAGATTCATCAAAAAAATTTATTAAATCATCACAAATAGAAGTTTTAGATATATAATAACCTTCAATAAAATTATTGTTTTTATTTAACTTGTGTTGTTTCATCGTTTAAAAAAAACAGGCACACCTAGCATGGGTCTTCTATCTAAATAATTTTCTTTAGCTATTTTAGAATTTGCTTTATTATAATGTAGAAATACTTGACCACAGTTCTTACCTTTAAATTCTTCACGCCAATGTTCTAAGTCACAACCTGAATAAATCAACATGTCGCCAGGTTCTAATTCAATTTTAATACCAGCTCGTTTTGTATTTCCAGTTGGATCAAGATATATTGGCCAAGACTCACCACCTAGATTTAATGTAGTAGATATTTCGCATGAATATCTATCTTTGTGTCTAGCTAAAATATCCCCATGTTTATAAATTCTTGCATAAGAATAAGTTTCGGATAATTTTATACCAGTATGTTTTTCCATAATAGGCTTTACTTCTTCTAATAAAGTTTCCATTGCAATGTCACCATAATGGGAATAAGTATTTGGTACTTGTTCATCATGCCATACTCCAAAATATTCTGTAAAAGGTGAAATATATTTCTTATCAAATAAAAATTTTGCAACCTTTCTTTTATTTAAAAAATATTTATAAATAAAATCTGCTAGTTCAACAGATATTACTTTTTTTATTACTGTATATTTATTTTGTTTAAATGACATTTGTCTCCTTTATTTAAATGGGTACCCTAAATTCCAGATAACCAAACTATTTCTTTCACCACTTTTTACAGGACATACCCTGTGCCATACAAAAGAAGGAAATACAACTAATGATCCTTTAGGTAATATCTCTTTGCATTTACGTATATTAGGTTTTTTATTAGGCATATTGTTTCTAAAATCAAACTCTAATTCTCCACCCTTATAATCTTTTGGATCAGATAATCATAATACTGACCTTTTTTATATTTTGTAAACTGACATTCTTCAGAAAAATCCCAATCAAAATTCCAACCAGAATCTCTATTTGCAGCATTTATATAAGGTTGAATTTCTCTATAAATCCAATTATCATTCATCCAAACAACATTTGAATTTCTTGTTTTTTTTAAATCTTTCATTTGTTTTTTGGTTAATTTTGTATCATTGCTATAGTTACCTGTAACTGCTAGCGTATCTTTAATTTGATGACCATAACGAACAATGTCATCACAAATACGTTCTGGAATTGCTGATTTAAAATAATGATAATAATTAAATAACTGCATATAACTTTCGATGTGCAGTATACTTTATATTAAATTATAAGTAAATAGATTTTATTAAGACACCCAGGTTGTTCCGTTCCATTTATAAATGGTAGGATTTTCTGAAGTATCATTTGATTTAGTAGTTTCCCAACCTGTACTGTTATCAGCTTGATAAGCAGTTTCATTCCAATATATAAAATATGTAATGTCACCTTCTTCTGTAACTGTTGGATAAGCTATTGGTGCTTGCCAATCATTGTTGCCATTTAAGGACCATGATGAAAAAGGTTGAGGTTTAATAAATACATCTTGTGTCGGATTATAAGTAAAGCCCTTAGAAGCGTATTGTTTTCTAAAATTATTGTTGTAAGAAGTCTGTACCCACTTTACACCTGTCGCTGAAAAAGGGACTATGGTTTCACAAAAAGAAGCTGCTGTTTGTGATTGATCTCCACCATTAGCATTTACATCAGCATCGTCAAATACTAATACTCTTACTACTATATTGTTTTCATCTAATTCTGCAAAATGTGCCATAATATTAACTTAATGTTAGTGTTCCCGATGTATTAAATGTTGCTACTTTACTGCTTCCATCTGTGGCAACTGTATTACTTCCTGGAGAAACAGATACTCCTGCTGAATCAGGCACACGTACTATTACGATACCAGGACCACCGGATTTACCGCCGGAGTTCCAGTTTCCACC